CGCAAACCTAAATTTAAATGCCCCAAGAGGTTATTAGTTTTCAATGCGGTGAATTCGCAGGAGGGCACGGGCCTGGATCCATCAACAGGGGTTGCCCTGATTGCGGTCCTGAGGAGCCTACGCTTCCTACTGTTGTTGATCCCGATGGTATTGATGGAGAAAGACCTACCCTTCCTTCCCCACCTACTACGCCAGAGACAAGACCTGAAGATAAGCTTCCTGGGTGTGTTTGTAGAGTAGTCGGAGACGGAACACCGACAGGGGGGGACGGTCAACACCCCAAGTTTAACCTAGCAAAGCGAAAACCCACTTCCTAGGCAAAATGGTTACGTGACGTTTACTGTCACAGATCCGAGTGCTTCTGCATCCGACTCGTACAGGTTGTACAAAACGCCGTTTACAGTAGCGGTTGAAGTTAAAGAAAAAGGCGTGCTGAAGGCCAATGTGCCGATATCGGCAAATGACTCTGGGAATGCATAGTACATCTTCTCTCCAGCCCCTGTAACAAGAGTGAAGGTCCTATAGCGAAACCCAGAGTATTCCCTGCTGGCCAGTGCCTCAATGAAGGCAGCGCCGCTGCTTCCAGTGGGGCCAGTCCCAAAATAAACATATCTATTAAAGAACTCGTAAGTCAGGTTTACGTTGATGGACCAAAGGTGGTCTCCATCTTCATCCTGCCCCAGATAGTTGGGGGAACCATCGTTTATCTGAGAATCAACATATGACGCACTAAAGGTGTTTCTATTCAATGCGTCCACAATGGCGAATCCAAGGTTCCTGCCATCTTCAAACTTATATTGGTCTCTTCTTATGGATATCTGTACGTTTGGATACCTTAAAGCGTGCCACTGATACCCGGTACCAGAAGAGTTTAAAAACGTCTGGGGCCTTCTGCCCTCAAGCTGAAGGCAGAAAACAGCGTTCCTGGGCATACCTCCGCCCTGCGATGCGCTCGCCGTGGGGCGCATGGGGCCAACAAACAGGTTATCTCCTGTTGTCAGTTGGGGCAGTGTCGCATTTAAATATGTGGCGACATCAATGTCTGGCTGAACGGTCATTCTGCCATATCCTTTGTTCCATCATGGTAAGCAATCAAAACGGAAGCTCCTCTTCCTCGCCGCCGTGCCTGCTTTTGCTTCTATCTGCCAGGGGACCCGGAGATCCCTTCTTGTCTGCGAGTGTCGCTTTCACTGCCCCGCTCTCGGCTCGCTCAAGGACCCTGCTTTCTAGGCTTTTGTCGTAGGCGGGACCATGGAAAACGTAATCGAATGGCCTCTGCAGATAACGGCTAAGTTTTCCGTGATGGAAGGTATACCCCTTGACATTCTCGTGGACCTCCATCGCGTGCTCTTCGTCATAGGATATTTCGACGCGAATTGAGTCCAGCCCCTCCGTCACCTTGAGCTTTCCAGATGACCTCAGATCGCCAGATAGCACGGGAACATCCTCTTGGCTTTCCTCAAAAACCGTTACCGCGTCCTCATACACTTCGCTTTTAAGCGCGGATATGACCTTGGGGCCAAGGTTGGACATTTTGTCCATGAGATTGTTTAGGTCCTTTTTACCCACGTAAGACTCGGACATTCCGGCTCCTAGAAATACAGGTGGTAAATGACGAGACTGCCATTTGGGGTTTGAGCTGTTTTGACGTTCATGGGCGTTAGAGACTCTTCATTGCTGGAGGTATCCTTGCCGGGCAGCCATACTCGGTCATAAAGACCAACGGGCACACCCGTAACAACCTGAGTCTCGCTGACTCTTTCCTCGCCGTGCTTATCCCGGATGACCTCCATGCTGGATTCGACCCTGGCTTTCAACGGACTGGTTGCTGCCGCATATTGCGGTTCACCAAAGTTGTTCCGGCCCGAATAGGCCTGGACCAATATCTCCTGGGTGAGCATTCCGGCAAATGACATTATGCCCCCGGAATGTGCCGATGCGGCACCAGCATTTGGATTACTTCTTGAGGGAAGGATGATGCTGGATAAAGATTGTGAAGGGTCGCCTCTCCAAGACCAGTCTTTTCGTAGGTGACCTTATAGGACATTAGGTCTTCGCTCTTCACGGTTCTGTCTCTGCCGCGCATGCGGTAATCACTAGACACTGCGATGGTTGCGGCTCTTTCGATATCCGCTGGCAAAGTTGGGGTTACCGATGCGGGTAAATCGTAACCGCCGTCATAGGTAACCTTAATCGAAGGCCACTCTTGCCCCGAGATAGGGTCCGGCTTAATGGTTTGGGTTAGCGGGGCAGTCCATGGCCACCCTGCTGGATAATATAAAATGCCTGCGTTTGCGTTTTCGATGATGATTTCACTTATATCAAACGGATAGTATATAGCAGGCGTTGCTATTTGCATTAGCTCTACCGAGGTCACCGAGAGCACAGGTGTTCGACTGACTCGTATCTTGTAGTTGCCATATCCAGGTATGGTCTCTTCATGGCCCGTGACCTTGCCAAGGGTGCGCTGAAGGAATACTTCTATCTGCGAGGACACAGCATTGATCAGCATCGTTAAATATCTATCATCAGATACATCGGTGCTGGCGATGCCAAGCTCAAGCTTCACATCTTGCAATGTGGTCAAGGCGTTTGCACTCAAGGCCATCAGCTATCCTTTTTGAGTATACGGGCGCGTTTCTTTTTCTTGGCCGCTTTCTTTTTGGGCCGCTCTTCTTCTGCGGGCGGGGAAGGTGGAGATGGCTCGGAATCAACCGGCTCACTTGATGGAGCTTCCTTTGTTACGGGGGAGGCAGTGACCGCAGTAGTGACATATCGAGCAACGCCCGTTCTCACGTATTTGTCTGCAATCGGACCGGTAAAACCAGCCCTGTCGCCCTCGTTGTAAGGTGAACAACATCGAACAAACTGAATTGATACTTTCGCCATCTCCAAACCCCTTTGCCTATACAGGCTTTCTTACGTTACCGGTGCTGATTGCTGCACAGTGATAATCCACCGTGTCAAGAGCGCCAGTTACCGTCCACTCAGCCTGAACACGAACATGTCGTCTCAGGCGATGAAGAGGAACAGTGAATGCAAAACTACCATCCTGTGTTGCGTTATCAAGCTCGATAACGGGGTTGGTGGGCAAGCCATCAGCTCCGTCAGCAGCTCCCATGAACACATCAGCAGCAACATCAGCGAAAACGCCTGGGACACCAGGGGTTGCCCCCCCAGAGTCAGGTGCATCCTGAAGCGTAATGATCAGGGTTGCAGTTTCAGCTACAGCAATCGTTCCAGCGGCATCACATTGGATGATAGCTGAACCGAGTTGCTGGTCGCCAGCGGGAATGGTGTCCAAAGAGGCACCATCTGCTTCGGGGTCGCCAGTGGCGAACCTTGCTTGTTGTAGCAGGTTCGATGCGACATAAGCCCCTGCGTCATGAATATTTGATACTCCAGACATATTTTACTCCTTAAAGGCTTAAGCCCGTGTTTATAGACCCCAGTCAACCTCAGTGATGACTGCGATTTCGTTTCCTCGTTGACGTGCGCCAAAATCGTGCCGTGCGATTGCCCGCAAGACAGTTTGGTCTGTGCTAATGCCAGAAACAACGCCGGTTCCGTCGTTGAAGGCTCCGCCTTCATAAACGCTAACCTGCATGCTGCTGCTTTCGGCAATAACCAAGCTACCAAAGCTAGCCAAATAGACTTCAGTTTGGTTTCCAGGGATACCGAGATTAGTGGGGATCTGCGTGGTTGTCTCATAACGAAAACCGAGCAAGGTGCCGCGAAGCATCTCATCCCGATAAACGAACTGACCATTCACATCACGGATGCGCATAAGACCAGACTTCGTTCGAGGAGTCATAATCCAACCCGCAGTGTCGAGAGGAATGTTGTTGTTCTCCAAGAGAAGGATCGTATTGAAAAGATCGTTAGTAATCTCATCAAGTGTCGCAGTTCCAGGTCCACCGGCAGCGGTACGTGGATTCACGTTACCAGCAGGAGCCCAGTTACGCATACCCTTTGGAGTATTGCTGGCACCCGTATCACGGATAAAAGCAATGTCTTCACGGAGGGACATGCTGCGAACCATATCGTTGCGAACCAATGAATCAACACTGAAAGAAGAATCAGCGAGCAAGTCGTTGGAAATCGGAACAAGGTTCACAAGTTTCTTGGCAGACAAGGTGAGCTGACCAAAGGCTGGCTGGCTCGGCGGAATGTTTTGAAGCTCTCCAATATAGCTAGCGGTGCTTGCGGTATCTTGGAAAGGCATCGTCAATGAACCACGGTTCATGGGGATGCTGGTAGCTCCAAGGGAGCGCACAACAGTTTTAGCGCGAAGAAGAGGGATTAATTCGTTCATGAACTCTTCGGGAACAAGGGCACCACCAGCGCTAAAGACTGATTCGTTTAAGCTCTTTGCCATGTAATCGTCGCCCCAGCTTTTTGCGATTTTAGCCGCACGTTCTGGGTCGCCCTTACCGGCAGCCAAAAGACGAAGGTACCGAGCAGCCATCACACCTTTTTCATGGGTGCGAGTATGGATAGCGGCAGACTCTTCCTTGCCAACGAAAGCATTTGCATACTTACGTTCGACTCGTTCTTTGTTACTTTTAGCGAGGCTTTCTACTTCCTCTTTCAGGGACTTGAGCTGCGCGACAACATCAGTGTTGTCAACAGCCTCATCCACAATCGATTGCACATCATCTTTATTATCGATGCTCATCGGTCTACTCCTCTGCTGATCTCACCAACTAGGTTCTTCAGCTCTTGGGTTAAAGACAAGACTCTTCGCTCAAATGTAGCCTGCGCTAATCTTCGCAAATCGTCATCGTTTGTTTCTACCTCTTCTTGCGAATCGGCTTCTTTTGCCTGACTTGCGTCAAGCGTAAGCTCTTTTTCCTTACCATCTTCGACGATGGATGCCTTGGGTTTCTCCAGCACTTTGTCTGGAGCCACTTGCCCGTCTCGGCCAATGCTGGACGCCATTTCTTCAGCGTCTGCGGAGCGGACCCCTGCTGACTTAAACTCGGGAGGCTCTTTGTCGAATGCCCGGTAATGCTCAGCCAAATGGTTATATACTCCACGTCTGTCTGCAGCGGGGATATCAACACCACCACGCGAGCCCATTAAAGATGCCATGGCAGCCTGAACACCACGTAGAACGACCGTGCCATCTGGGTGGTGATGGGGGAGTTTATAGTCTCCCTTTGTCTCCCCATCTTCGTCATAATAGGTACACATATCGTAAAGGTTTCCAACGCCATCGGCCTCGGTGAATGCGCGTGGCCCGTCCCACGATTCGTCTTCTGGGGCTTTGGGCGAGCCATCTGGATGCGCATCGTTATAGGTTATGACCGTCTTAGTCTCCATGGCCACCTTGTCTTGTCCGTGGGTAAAGTGCTCATGTGCATCTTCCGTAAAAGACTTCACCTGCTCTTCAACCTTCTCTGTGAAGCTCTCCTCGACCCTGAACATGTCGAGCTGAATGGATGAATCCTTATTCAAAATGAAAACTTTGGATGAGGAGTTCTTTCTTACTTCCTCAAGAAGATGGCGGGGCAGGATTAAGGAACCCTCACCGTCAAGGATTTTCTCTGCCCATGTCACCATCGGAGCCAGGTCGATCCCGGAGCTGCGGGCCTGGACCAAACCTTCAGGGTTGCTTGGCACTGGAACCGCAGACCACTCCAAAAGCTTTTGAGTCTTAAAGTCAACGGGAGAAAAACCTTCGCGCTCTCTATTGATTTCGTAGTCCATGGGCAAGAAACCTACTGACGCCCCATGAAGAAAACCATTTTTATAAAGACGTCCAACCATATTCCCAAAAGGATAAAGGTCTCTAGAGGGGAACTCGGCAACAGACATAAGATGGACTGCGTCTTCTCCCACGTCTTTTGAAACGGTCTCAGCAAGATAAGTAGCGTTAGCCTTAGCCACAGGTGGAGCTGAAGAGTCATGTGCCCATAGGACGACAGGGTTTTTCTTGTATTCAGACAAGTCCCAACCGCTCTGCTCAATCGTGTCGCCATCGCGGTCGATATGTCCCGTAGAAATGGTAAAGAAAAGCTTAACACCG